AATTAACTGTTCTTGCTGCTCGATCTTCTCTGCTTGTTCAGCGGCTAGACGTAGGGCTTGAGATAATGTTTGAGGAATTGAAAAAGCGTTGTTTGCTTGTTGTGCTTCTAATTCTTGCCAACGATCAACCAAGCGCGCAGTAAATTCAGGGCAAAGTTGGGCAACAACGACATAAGTATCTCGCTTAATAAGTTGATACTCTAAAACGGTTTGTCCTAAATGATTTTTAACTTCCACCAATGGTGTAAGTTGAATTAATCCCTTGTCCTGTAAGCGTTCAACCGTTCTTTTTACCGAATCGTGTCTAGCCTCAACCAATTCCGCAATTTCACGACTACTCATCGTAATGCTTGCTTTTTTCGTATTTATTGGTAATAATGCATTCATATACATTTCCTTATTATCTAAACCACCGTTGCCGCGGTGGTTTTTTATTGCTCCATCTCATCGATCGCTTTTTTCGCCAGCGTGATTAATGCTTTTCGCTCCGCATCATCCGCATACTTTTCTTTCACCACCAAGCCCAACTCATCCAAAAAAGCACAAAACTTCTCTAAATGGTCAGCCTTAAAACGACAAAACGTACTCGGGTCAACCCCAATACGTTCAGCGATCTCCTTATCGGTTTTTTCCACCGATTTTCTTCTGATTAAATCCGCAATTCTCATTGCGGATTTGCTTAATTCATTGCGTGCCATTGCGGTTACCTTTGGGTAGATTAATTTTGGTGATGAGGAAAAGGTCGAATTTCTTCTCCCCTAACAGCATTACCTTTCTTGTCTACGAACAGATAGATATTGCGTTGCGACTGTATTGCTTTACTGATAGCCGCCTGTGTGACATTTAAGTCTTTAGCCGTTTTCCCCTGACCGTGCTTACCTGCATATTCAGATAATGAAATTCGTTTCATAAAACCTCGCTAGAGATAAATAAGTCATATATTACCGCAAATAATCTATTTGTAAATACTAGCGGTTGTTTTACTTTTATAACCAACGGTTATAGGATTACTAAAAAAAGAGGTATCTATGTCTATGTCAACTAAGAAAAAAGTACTTACCACAGAACAAAAACGTGAATGTGCCGAGCTAAAAAAAATTTTTGAAGAAAAAAAAGAAGCACTTAATTTAAGCCAAGCAGAAGTTGCAGAATATTTCGGTATGAGCCAAAGTGCGATAAATCATTACCTTAATGGCATCAATGCACTAAACGCCTATATCGCAACCAAATTCGCAAAACTATTGAAAGTTACTGTCAGCACATTTAGTGAGAGATTAGCCATTGAGATCGCAGAAATGGCGAAAACCATTGATAAAGAAGAGATTGCATTATTGGCATCCACAAAAAATGAAGGAGAAAAAATTATCATTGATGTGCTAAATGTTGAAGCCAGTGCCGGCAACGGCTCAGTAGGTGATTTAGTCGAAGTGGTAAGCCGCCTATATTACGTACCGGAACAATATTACACCCTTTTTAGAGGCATTAATCCGGAAGGGTTGCGTGTGATCAACATCAAAGGCGACTCAATGGCACCCACTTTCAACTCCGGCGATATGATCTTTGTTGACATCAACACCCAAACCTTTGAAGGCGATGGCGTTTATATCTTCAACTATAAAAACGCATTATATGTCAAACGCCTACAACGCGCCGGCGAAAAATTTCTGGTGTTATCCGACAACCCAACCTACCGAGAATGGGAAATTAACGATGAAAGCCAGCTCTTTATTCAAGGCAAAGTGATCGTTCATCAAAGCCAAAAGTTGAATTTTATTGGGTAGAATTTAGTTTTATGGTCAAGCATAAACAGATATCGTAATTCAAAAACTATATATTGAATAACAACTCTCTATGGGAATTACTTGCAAAGATAGTAAATAGCGTTCCTAAAAAAGGTTAGCCCAGACTTTAAAAATATCATAGAATAGAGGAGACAGAGAATGAGCAAATTTGACATGATAAACCATCAATTAGCACTAGTTTTTGACGAACAAAATACAGAATTGACTTTTGATGACTTTGCCAATCAGAATGGCATTGTTTATTGGTATGCATCCGATTTAGCAATGATGCTTGGATATACAGATATGCAAGCAATCCATAAAGCAATAAATAAGGCTTATGCTGTTTGTAACAATCTCAATATTCCAATCATTGATAATTTTATTCAATCGGCCTCAAGTAACACTCCAAATGATCTAAAAATGACTCGTTTTGCGTGTTATTTGACAGTGATGAATGGTAATATTAGCAATCCAAAGGTAGCAGCAGCACAAGCTTATTTTGCTAATTTAGCTGCTGAAATTCATGCACAATGCCAAAGTGCTGATGAAGTAGATCGAGTTTATTTACGAGGAGATATTTCTGATAGAGAAAAAAGTTTAAGTCATATAGCCTATAAGCATGGAGTAGATAATTATGCATTCTTCCAAAATGCAGGTTATCGTGGTATGTATAATATGAATATGAAAGCTCTCAAAAATAAAAAAGGGCTTTTTGATGATAAAGCATCCTTATTAGATTATATGAATAATGAAGAGTTAGCGGCAAATATTTTCCGTGTAACTCAAACAGAAGCTAAAATTCGGAATCAAAACATCAAAGGTCAAGTTGCATTAGAAAATGCTGCTGAAACTGTTGGGCGTGCTGTACGAAATGTAATGATACAGAATACAGGAACCGCTCCCGAAGATCTAAAACTTTCTCAAGAAAAAATAAATAAAATTAAAAGTGATATTAAGAAAACCCATAGAGCCCTAACAAAACATGATAAAAATAAGTAAGACCGCCCTACGGCGGTTTTCTTTTATCTAATCTTGCTTATTTCATACCAAAACTTGCTTAATTAAAAAATTATCAATTATTTCAAAATAATAGATAAATCTATACTTCTTGCTTAATAATTATTCTTCTGTGCTTAATCATTTTCTCAAACTAAGAACATCACTTAGTTCAAGTTAAGCGTGTTTTACTTCTAAATTCAAATTTAACGCCTGCATTACCTTAAACACAGTGGCAAATGTTGGATTGCCTCGCCCAGAAAGAGCTTTATATAACCCTTCTCTTGTTACCCCCACTTCTCGAGCAATTTGACTCATATTTCTCGCTTTCGCTATATCACCTAATGCAGAAAGCAATAAATCAATATCGCCCTCACTTAAAATCTCATTAAGATAGAGCTGTATTTCTTCTTCTGTGCGTAAATGTTCTGACATATCAAAGTCTTTTAATTGTTCTGCCATATTAAACTCCTAATATCTTTGCTAACGATTTTGCTTTCTCAATATCCGCTTTCTGTGTGGATTTGTCGCCACCGCATAACAAAATCACAATCACCCCATTTTGATTTTTCAAGTACAGGCGATAGCCTTTCCCTTCTGTTATTCTTAATTCAGATAACCCTTCACCTATCGGCTTTACATCACCAAAATTGCCAAGCTGTAATCGTTTAATCCGCACTTGAATTTTAGCCCTTGCCCGCAAATCCTTAAGATTATCTAGCCATTTATCAAAGGCTTCTGTTGATTTTATCTGAATCATTTTTACTCCTTAAGTCATAGGCATATTATAAAATACACTCCCAATAAATGTAAACTATAATTCACACCTTAATCATTCATTTCCCATTTTATTAGAGAAAATCTATCCTCGATAGTTTGAAAATTAATCAATCAAACGCCTTTCCAAAATTTTTATTTCCTTAAAACTCAAATACTTATAAAAAGTTACCGCAAATAATTTATTTTTATATAACTTGCGGTATTTACAATAAATAAAACCGCAGGTAATATATCCACATCAAAACGAGATACACAATATCTCAAATAGTTCTTTAAAAATTGATTGTCGCAATAGCGGGTAAGTGATGACCTGATTTAAGGTCAGTAACCCCCGAGCAGAAAACTGTGCCACGTGTTGCAGAAATGCGGAAAACGAAGTGAGGCGTTTGGTGGATAAAGGGCAGCGCTGCTTACTTGCTTGAGTGGAAAACCACGACGAGAAATCGTTGCGACAACGGTTGGGGAAACAGGCGAACAAGCCCGCGAACCGTTTATTTAATGCCTACTTAGCTATTTTTATTTTAATGATGATTAGTGATTTTTGTGTAATTTAGGCGGTTAAGTAGGCATTAAGGTATTCATTTGCGAAAGTGAATACCGTTTGATTATAGGTTGAACCGTCCTAAAGGTGCTGTTTCAGGCAACAGCGTAGCAAAAGCCTGATTAATCTTAATTTAGTCAGATTAAGAGGATTTTTAGGTAGAAAGGGTAGCTTGCTACAAAGTCCTTTCGTGAATTAGTGTTTGGATGAGGCGAATGACAAGCCGCCTATGCTTGTAGCTGTTGCAAGTTTAAATAAAAACAGCAATCTAATGCCTACTTAACCATATTGATATTGTTTGCAATGCAATATGAAGTATTTTAAAAAAATTTTTCTCCTAGCGGTTAAGCAGGCATTAGGAAACGCATTGATTAAGAGATCCGCTAAAGGTCTGGGTAATCGTACAATTACTAATTTAAGGATAGCTAAGCCAGAACTTAATTTAGTGCGTTTCTATATCTGATAAGCCTTAAAAAGGAAACATTATGACAAAGCAAAACAAAACCAGTAACTACAGACGTGTAGAAAGTTGTACAGGAAACTCAATTAACGAGCTTCAAAAAGCTGAAATACGAAAGGCGATTCTTTCTGCTATCGAAAATGGATATTACTATCCAAATCTGGCGGAAGATGCTTGCAAAGCAATTTCATATATCAACAACTTCTCAGATGCAATTTGCACAGAAGAACTTGTTGATATTAAAACAAGTGAAATCTTTAGGAAAACTTAACTTTCCCATAAAGAAGCAATTTTATTCATTGCTCTTATGGTTGCAAAATTATTATTTGAGCAATCAAAAACGCCTAATCTATCATCAGAATCAATAAATTTTTGTAAATAATCTCGGCATTGTTCTGCGGAATGCGTTGTAGATCGAACATACCAAACAGACTCAAAGATTTTTACATAAACTCCATAAGTTTTAATTGCATCAATTAAAGCCTTGTAATCACGTTGATTTCTTAAGTCATAAGTAACGATAAGATTTGGCATAACCAACTCCTTATTTGTTGTGAGAGAGTTTTGATTATATTCCTTAGCGTTGTGAGAGACAATAAGGGACTTGAGCCTTGCAAGTATAAAGAAAGGCAATACGCATAAATAACAACATTTTGCCCTCCACCTACGAGGGCTTTTTTTAAAGCCAATTTAACGAGTTGATTTTAAAAAGAAAAGAGAAAGGAGAAACACAATGAACGACTACGACACATTTGAAGAAGAATTACCAATCAATCAAGAAGATCAAGAGTATGACCCTGACGACAGCTTCGATCCACGTGAATGTGATCGAGCTGCTGAAATCTGGGAAAGACAGTTTTTAGATAATTTTTATTACAGAGCCTAGAACAATCTAGGCTTTTATTTTAGGATCCAAAAATATGAATACTATTCTAATATCAGCTTTAACCGCATTAATCATTTCATTACTTGTGCATTGGTTTACCGTTACACAAGTAACGAAATGGTTTGATAATTTCTTTGAGGAAGAAACTAAAACTTTAGAAAAATATGCAAAAGATATTGAGAAAATAGTCAAAGAAAGACTAGAAAAACTATAGGCAGACTTTAAAGAAATTTCGTCCAATATCATATGATAATGACCAGCCGATTTAAGTATGAATTACTCTATTTTTAGGCTAGATAGCAGGTATTAAAATTAAATTTTTTCAAAAATTTTAGTATGTTATACTGCAAAAACCTATCATTATTTTAGAGGCTAAAAATGCCAAACCCATTTCATCGATTGGGCAGAGTTGAAGGAATAAATGCAAAATCAACAGCTCTTTCCCCTATTTTATGGATATTAGGCGTTCTATTTTCAGGAATGAGTATTTTATACTGGGTAACACAAAAGGAATTTGTGATTTACGTTGGGTTTGCCCTAATTTTTATAGTCTTAGTATTTGCATTATATTCTTATAATCATTTTATGAAGACTGATCCGGATTTTCTCCGTTCTGAAAGTTTTAAATTAACAAAATTGGCAATGGAAAAAGGGCATATTGGAGATACATCACAAGGATTGCAAGTAGAAAAACAACTAACAAATCAAAACACGAAGGTAATTGAAGTTGAGGATTCAAATGACTAAAAAATATATTATTATTGTTAATGATGATATTAATGCCGAGTCTGAAGACAAAATTACACGTTTTTTTCAAGCCAAAAAAGCTAACTTCTGGCATTGGGTTCACAATGTATGGATTGTTGTTAGTGATAACTTTTCACTTATTGAGATTAGAGAATCAATAAGATTGATCCATTCCGGTACAGTATTGGTTTTTAGAATGGATGACGGCAAATTATCAGGATACGCTCCAGCCAAAAGTGGTGATTGGTTAAGAGAGTATTGGAATGAGGGGAAACGCTACACGCCTGATGAGTCTGATTAAACTTAATAGTGTTATCATTGACACCGCCCCGCTCTTATATTAGGATATAACCACTTTCAGCAAAATCTGAAAGTCAGTATTGGCGTACTGAATATTCTACAAGGGCAGTGAAAAAGATAGTCGCCCCAAGCGACTTTTTTTATAGCTGAAAACAGCAAATCAACCTTTTTAAGAAATTTCTTAAAAAGTCCAACGGTGGGCTGTTTGAGGGATCGAAAGATCGCCGTTACCTTGTAGGACGGTACGCCAACCTTGAACAGTTCACCACCAACAAATTGGCGTTTGTTTGTGGTGAGTTTTAAAAATTTACTACAAGGATAAACAAATGACTAATTCAAATTTAGTTGCCGTTTTCAACGGTCAAATTGCAAATCAACCCGTACAACTCTGTAATGCTCGTGATCTACATCAATTTCTAGAAGCAAAAACACAGTTTGGAAATTGGATTTCTGACCGAATTTCAGACTACGGCTTTACCGAAAACGAAGACTACATCATCGTCACCCAACGCACTAACGGCAGACCACGCAAGGAATATCACATCACCCTTGATATGGGTAAAGAACTCGCAATGGTGGAACGTAACGAAAAAGGGAGACAAGTTCGCAAATATTTCATCGAGTGCGAACGCAGGGCGAAAGAACTAACAAAACAACAACAACCCCTCCCCCTTGCAGAAGCCGAAGCAGACGAAGAAGCCATCCGCATTATTGCTAACCTGTACCACTCACTTAATGGTGCGTATGAAATGGGCGAAAAAATACGCAAGGAATACCCACATCTTGGCAGAGATATAGACAAATTTATCGGAGGGCATTACCTCTATAACCTCAATATGCCAACCGAAAACGCTTTAACCAAAGCGAGAAAATATGTTCAAGCCAAAAGCGAACGCATTATGTTCATCAAAGGAATGTTAAGCCTACTTGATGAACAACCACAACCAAAGCGATTAAATAACTTCTAATCTAATTTAACTCACCGCCTTACCTTACTTTTTAGTGAGGCGGTTTATTGCACCCTAAATTCTGCAAATTGTTCAAATAAGGAGCAAAAAATGAAATTCACACTAGAGCCGATTTACCTTATTACCGCGTTAATCATCGCCGTTGTCTTAGGCATTAGTTGCCAACCGCAACCCGTCAAAGCACTGGGAAAAGACACCGATTATTACGACCACACGCTCAACCTTGAAACTACCTTAAGCGAGGAACAGCAACAATGGCAACAATGGGCAAAAGAAGAATGGGAAAAGGAACACGGCAATTTACAAACACCGCTCACACCGGCACACGAAGCGGAAATTAGAGTGCGATTAGCGGAGGGGG